CGATGAAACTGCGAAGAGATTTGGATATTCTACTGTAAGGCAATTAAGTGATTTCCTTTCAACAAAGAAAGAAACTCCAGAATCCAAAGCAAGAGATGAGGAAGAAGAAAGAAAAAGAAAAGCTAATTTAGCTTGATTCTAGATTACTTAATTCTTTGTAATTATACTTGCAAATATAGAAGGCATCAACTACATCTGATATTGGACTTTTGATTTCTCTTTCAATAGAATCAAAATAAATTCTCAGATCTGTTCCTGTTTCTTTTACAAAAGCTTCAAACATTTCTTGCTTATTTGCATTACCTTTTCCTGTTGCAAATTTTTTAACTCTTGATGGTTGAACGACATCAAGTGGTATTGAATTTTGCCAAAGTTTGTATTTTAATATTCCAGTATTTTCTGCTATATGAAATACTCTTCCTTGAGCATTAAATGCATAATCTTCTAATGCTACCTGTTCACAGCCTATTATTTTATTCATCACCCAATCTGATATTGTGTCATATCTTTCACACTCTTCTTCATAATCGTCAAATAGTTTACCATGAATATTTTTTAAAAATATAGTAGCATTCTTTTTTACATCGGTTAAAAAATAAAATTGACATTTTTCAAATGTAAAATATTCTTTTCCTTCGAATATACAGATTGCTGGACCATTTAAAGAATAATCAATTCCTGCTATTATCATATTATATCTATGAAATATAAACTAATGAAAACCCCCCATTTCTGGGGGGTTTCTTTTTTACTTATTCCAAGGTAGTTTGGAATCAATCCATTTCCAAAGTGGACCACCGATGAGTGCTCCTGCTACAAAGACGACAACAGTATAAAAAACAGTACCTAAAGTGCTTGACATTAAAAGTTCCATAGGAACCTCCTTTATAGTATTTATAGCAAAAAACTATTTTATAAGATCTCAGATTCTTTTAGTATTATTTGGATCTATTGGAGTAACCGTAGTAGTATAATGAACTGCACTAGAAGATAAATCATAACTACCCCACTTAGAAAGAAGTTCTGACATATCTTCAGCATCAACTTTTCCATCTTTGTTAAAATCAGCGATTTCACCATTTACTTCCCAATTAGACATAAAGATACTCAAATCTACACTGTCTATTTTTCCATCTTGATTTAAATCCTGTGGAAGTGCTGTCATTTTTTCTAAACTGACACTATATCCGTGTGGATTTAGTTTTGCATTAATATTATCAATTGTCTTTTGTGGGAAATTAGGTCCACCATACATTAAACCTAATAGAAGTGTTTCTCCTTCTGAATTAACAACAAATGCGGGAGAACCAGAATCACCGACGAATATTGCAGGATCTCCACTTGTATGAGGACCATCATTTATACCATCAATACATGGATCACTTTGCCACGCTGTTAATTTTCCATCAACAAATATTGCCTTTTTGAAAATTCTTTTATAAATTTTTCCATTAGAATCTTGAACCCATATATGTGTTCCATTAGGAACATAAGCAGGATCAGCGATCTTATTGTAAATATAAAATTCTCCTTCTGGAACTGGTTGATCAAACTCAAGTAGTGTTTGGTCGGAACCTATACTTAAAGTTACAGCAACAACTTTAACAGTATGACGAATACCTGATTTACCAAGAAGAACAATTCCAGATGTATTATCATTTGGATCTGGTCTTGGTCCACGGAAATGTTCACAAATAATCATATGTTTTGGAGAGATAAGAACTCCTCTGTATGCACAACAATTCCAAAAATTAACATTTTCACGATCAAATTGAACACCATATGTAATTCCAATTAAAGTACAAAAATGTCGATTTCTGGCACAACAACCAGAAAAATCAGCAATTCCATATGATTGGCAATCTGGATTATATGCAATAGGAATAGATGACTGAGTTGTGGTTGCTAAACGATCATAAAGATAAAGATCATGTATTTTTGAGTTGTAGTATTTTAGTAGTGCCATGAGATTTTTCTTTCAATAATTTATTGAAATATTTATAAAGAAACAACCCCCATTTCTGGGGGTTGTCGGACCTGAGATGCTATCTCAAGTGGGGTTATTTATTATCGAATCCCAAACCACGTTCGATATAATGCTCCGAATATGATTCGTATTCAAAATATTTCTTTGCGAAATTCTTTACAATATCTATATCAAATTTATTACAAGAATAAACATCAAGTGTAATGAATCGTGTTGGTTCTAAAGAATGAATCTGAATTCCAGATTCAATCAATGGTATCCAACCACTTACTCCTGCCTTCTCTGGGTATATTTCAACACCATTTTTAGTTGGAGCGTGAATAACAGTTGGTTGACTCATGCGAGTCATTCCAATTTCATCAACAATCTTTTCTAAAAAACGATAATGTAATTCTAAATCATCTGCCGCACCAACACGGCATTTGTACATGTCAAGTAAATATGAGTATCCGAATGGTTTCATTTATTCTCCTATTATGTTGTTAAATCAACTAATTCACACTTATCACCGCTACATGCGAATGTCTGTGAACTTGCGGTCGTGTCAGTCTTTTCATAATTCTTGAGAAGCGACCAATCTACATTCTTAGGCATTTCTACAGATAATGCAGTATATGCGATCTCAGTGCATTCTTGATATGGTGCTTGACGATATGAGTGATCCGAGTGTGGTAAGAAGGAAATACCACTAATCTCATCGAAGTGCTTATATACCCAAGCACCAACTTCCATCCATTCATGTTCACGAACAGTTATGGTAATGGATGGCTTATGTTCACACCAATGGCGTTGATATGTCAACCACAATTCAAGATGTTCAATTGCAGTCAAATCATTACGAGTAATTGAACCAACTGCCTTCATTGGGAATGAGAATACCATTGTATGATCTGGTTTCATTACGCATGGTTCTGCGGGGAATCCAAGATCAATCATCATCTGACACAATGGATCCTTGCGATCAGCACGAACTGTACGGATATAATATTCACTATGACGAGCATGAATACCAGAAGCAGCATCGGTCAATTGACTAACTGTTCCTGAAGGCTTTACGCAAGTAATAGCAGCAGCAGGATTAATTCCAAGCTTCTCTGCCCATTCTTTATTTGTCTCGACAGAGATCTTTTTAAGATCCTCAAGAACAACTGATAATAGACGATGATCCTTACTACCCATCAAAGGGTTATCAAGAATACCTGTCATTGATACACCAAGAAGTGCTTCTTCTTCACAATTCTTCTTCCATGTAGAAGATAGGTATGGGAAGTGTGTAAGTGATGCTTGCCAAGTACCAAGAATACTTGCAATTCGTACCTTACGAGCAATACTATCTTGTGTATCATCTGCACGAATTACAACTTCAGTAAGATTACAGAATTCACGATCACGAAGAATAATTTCTGAACATGGATTCGTTCCGAAGTCATAGGAAGAATCACGACGATCACCTAGTTTTGCAACAGTTTTCTTTGCCGCTTCTCTATTAAAGATGCCTCTTTCACCACTTTTGGACTTATAGAGAGAGATCCATTCTTCCATGAAAATTCCAATTTCTGGCTTCTCTTTATAGGCAACTGAATTATTTGCCAAGGCTCGTTGAGGGTTTTGTTCCCACCAAGCACCGCTTTTAGCATCTCGCATTCGTTCGTCCGTGAGATTGGACAAAGAAATAAGCGCAGAGCGTCTAACGCCTCCGACAACGACAATCTCTGCGATCTTGCAAACAATATCGTGACATTCGATGGAAGTAAGCTTTCTTCCTGCCGCTCTCTTAAAAGTATCAACGGTGAATTGAAAGAGATCAACGAGGGGTCTTGGCCCCGAAGCTCGACCACCAAATGTTTTGAGTCTTGCACCAGCAGGACGTACTTTAGACACATCCCATTTTGGAATTTGACCTCCAATAAGTAGGGATACGAGTTCCCGATATGCTTTAGCCCAACCAACTTTGCTGTCCTGAACGATAATAGTGGTATCTGAATTAGTAAAGTGTTCAGCGATTGTAGGAAGTTTCTCAACATATTGTCTCTCCACACTAAACCCAACGCCCGTACCACACATGAGAACGTATAGAATCTCATCAAAGGCACGAATATTGTTTACGGCCACATATGAGCAATTGTATCCAGCAACATTATCTCGCTTCAAAGCCTC